GCCGTTCGCGTTGGAAAATTCAACCGTCCGATTATTGGACATCAACGAGCCGAAATAGATGTTGTTGTACGCGCATCCGGCCCCGTCAGACGCCATCATTACGCCTGTCTTGCATCCCTCTGCTTGGTCAATGGTAATGTTGGACTGGTTTAGGTTCTGAATCCTCACCGCCTCAACATTGCTGTAACCGGCGATGGAGCCCTTACTTGCGGAATGTACCCGGATGTTCCCGATAATGTTGGCGGTTCCGCTGCCGGACGTTGCGTTGCCGATCAGGATCGTATAGCCGGTGGTCCCCGAGATCGGCATCAGGGTTCCCTGGCAGTCGATCTGCGAATCGCGGATGTCGTAAACGATGTTCGCGACCTTGTAGAATCCCGGCGGGACGGTCCATTTTCTGCCTGCCGCAGGATCGGACGCGCCGTAATCGCGGATTGCCGCAATCGACTGCGTAAAAGCCGTTGAATCGTTCGTTGAGGCGTTCCCGGCGGCCCCGAACATTTTCGGGTTGGAGCGCACCAGCCCCGTGACATTCCCGGAAAAGACCTGGTAGTCAACCTCGGCGATCATCCCCGGATGGCCGATCAGGGTGTGGGCTCCCGTGGTGATGACGTTGCCCCTGATGGGCTCCAGCGTCATCGTCGCCGGGATGGTCAGATCCGCCGTCAGCGTGGCGTCGTTGTCGATTTTCAGGATGCAGGGCGTCGCTCCGATCTCGGCGACCTTCGCGGCCAGATCGGAGCCCGAGTAGTAGACCGCCTTCGCGGCCAGCGCGCCCTCGTGCACCTTTTCCGCCGTGGATCTCTGTATTTCCGTCGAGAAGGCGGCGTCGATGACGTAGAGCCAGTCACCTCCCGACGGGGCCGTGTTCTCGATCAATTCGTTGGGCTTGACGGCATGGCACGGGACTGCCAGCAGCAGCGCCAGCAGCAGCGCCAGAACTATTTTAACCCTGGTCATAGCGCACGCTCCTCCCATTACGACGGCCATCCGGACGTGATGTCGTAGGCCTCGATTTCCTCCTGCGTTTCGAGCGCGGCAATCGCCTCCGCGTGTGCCCGTTCATTGGAAAAGCTGGCCTGGACATGAGCCGCGACGGCCTGGCTGATGGCCAGGATGGCCGTCCGGTCGATGGTCACCCAGCCGTTCTGCCCCTTCCAGTCGATCTCCACGGATTCATTGAGGTCCGAGTAGAGCTTCGCTCCGGCGATCAGGCCCTGACTGGCCCGGTCCGTCATGACATCGGCCCCGCTGACCGCAACCCCTCCCGTCTCGGCGGCGTAGCGGTAGGCTGCCAGGGCGGACAGCTTCCGCGCGCGGACCTCCTCCACGGTGTAGGACGGGTCCGCCGCGGCGGGATAGCCCGATTCGTCGCCGCATATGACCTTGCCCGAATTCTGGGCGGCCATCAGCGCCAGGTATTCCTCCCTGGAGACCTCCACGGCGTCGCCGGGAATGTTGTCCCCATTGATGGCCGGGTCGTAAAACCCGCCCGTCGTTTTCGAATAATAGTGCATAACCGCCTCCTTATTAATGTCCGAGAATCAGCCACATCGGGGACCGCGATCCTTCCGTGCCGTTCTTCAGGGTGATCTGCGATGCCGAGATGATGGTCCCCGATACGGCATGATTGCTGTCGGAACCGATCAAATCTCCCCGCTGGACCTGCAGACTCAGCCCCGCCGTGGGGAATGTCACCGGCAGGGTGATGGTGCGCGTCGCGCCGGAGTCAATGGCGGCGGACGTGCCCCACTGCAGGATCAGCCCGCCGGGCAGCATCTGGTATCCGGGATCGGCCAGCGTATTGCCGAACTGGCTCAGATCCACGGCGTTGCCGTTGTTGACGAGCTGGTAATACGTCCCGTCGTAGACGATGATAGCGACCTGCCCGTCCACGATGTCCCCGGCGGCCAGATCCGACGCCCCGTTTTTCTTGACGGCGACGGCCCCCAGGCTGTTGATGTTCACCGTGGACGCTCCCGTGTTGGTGTTGCCCGCGAGAAACAGGATCGGCATGCCGACGACATGGCCCGTCAGCGCGGGAGAAAGATCGACGGCGTAGGCGTCGGCGGCCCCGCTGTCCTCGGCGTAGTCGATGGCGCCGTCGCCGTCGCTTGCCGACCCCTTGTGGCGGTGATTGTTGAGTGCGTTCAGAAAGGACGCGGTGACAATCGTCCCCTCGACGCCCAGCGCCGGATTCCCGTCGATAAATGTGGTTTTGCTCATAATGTTCCTTCCTTATCAGTAGATTTCGAGCCCGTCGCCCGACATGGTCTCCAGGATTTCTCCGCTCATCGTCTCCAGGTATGTCCCGTCGAATTCCCCGTAATTGTAGAGCACGTAGGTATGGGCGGGCTTCAGGTCATCCATGAGGGTCTGGAGTTCGATGTTGGGATACCACCAGGACAGCCGCTCCCCCGGGCCGGACCGTCCGGCCCGGAACGAGTAGATCTCGTGCCCGGTCACATTGACCCGCCAGATCCAGCGCACCTCGTTTTCGTACAGGCGGTCCCCGCAGCGGCCGATTCCGGTCATGAAGGGAAGCAGCTCGTCGATGGTGATCGCCCATCCATAATAGGCGGCCAGGGCGATAAAGTACGCCCGCGACAACCCGCCCAGCTCCCGGAGCTTGTGCAGCACCGCATCCTGCCGGGCCATGAGCGCCGTGGCGTCCTCTGGATCGATCCCGCACACGCGCTCCCAGGAATCCAGCAGGGAAGCGCTGCCGTCAGGGTGCATTTCCGCCAGCAGGAGTTCGGCATTGTCCCTGGCCGCGTCCAGCGCGGCGCCTTCCAGGGCGGTGTCGGCGGCGAACACGCCGTCCAGTTCGGCGGGGAACAGCAGGGTCAAGGCTTCGGTATGAGTCATTTCTGCATCCTATCCGATGGTGATGGTCCCGGCCCGGAGCATCTCTCCGGCTTCCGTTTCGACATCCGCCGCAGGCACCGAGATCACGGCGTTGGCCGCCCCGCTGGAAACGGCGATGGCGTACAACTGGCTGAGATAGAGGGTCTGGCCGGGGATCAGGCTGTCCATCAGGGACTCCACCGCGGCGGCGACCGCCGTCTTGTCCACGGAGCCGGTGACGGCCATCGTGACGTCCTGTTCCGTCACCGTCGGGGGCAGGACGCGGATGACGGACGCCGTCACGGGGCGCACGCCGTCGATGTATTCCTTGACCTGAACCGTCAGGGACTTCAGGGTGTATGCCTGGCCACTGGCAAAGATGTCCTCCGCCAGGCTCAACTGCGTGGCGCTGTCCACGGCGGTGACGGTGGTCTCCTCCGAGGTGTCTTCGTTGACGGCGAGATCTCCGGCCCGCACGGGACCGCCGGCGCTCGTCGCCGTGAAGTCGGCGGCGCTGTCCACGAGCTTTCCCACCGAGGTCGAGGTGGCCGTCCCCGCCAGGGCGTGGGAGCTGGGGATTTCCGCGCCCGTCACCGACTCGTCGGCGGTGATGATCACGTCCGCCGTGCCGAGCCCCTGAGCCAGGGGGATGCACCAGGCCCGCTCGACGTTGTCGATCGACAAGGCCCACTTCTGGTAGTCGTACTGGTTGCCGCCGGCGGGGGGCCTGCGGATGTACTCCAGGAGCCGCGTCCGGAGTTCCGCGTCCGTTTCGCCCGACGTCCGGGTCAATCCGCGGACCCAGGCATGATGCTCCAGGTTCGAGGTATCCGCCGTGTCCGGGAAGATCTGCTTCGAGATCCAGTCCTGGTATTTGTAGAGCCCCCAGAGCGCCGAGGCGAGGCAGGCCGATTTGATGTAGATCAGGCTCCCCTGGGAGAGGTCCGCCTCGGGAAACTGGTTGCGCCAATCGGTCAGGATGGCCAAGAAAAGCTCGTCGAAGTCCTTTTTAAAACTCATTGATACGCCTCACACCACGGGAATGAAGGTTGTAAACGCCACGGGGTCCGCCCCGGCGGCCGGGGTCACCTCCACCAGGAGCTTCAGCCGGAACATGGATTCCGTCGTGTCCCGGATGGCCGTCACGGAGATGCCCGACGCCTTGCCGGAATCGATCAGCCATTGCAGGGCCTCCCGGCAGTATCCCTCCGCCAGGTTGATGGTGGACGGGGTCAGCTTGGCCCGGTGCAGCAGGTGGAGCCGCGATCCGAAATCGGGCCGGTAGAAAAACGAGCCGCGCTCCACGGTCAGGGACAGCCAGATGTTGTTCAGCAGCGGCCCCGCCTGTTCGAAGGTCATCCGGGAGTACCCGGTGGAATCGTCGATGTCGATGGCAAAGTCCATGTCATTTCGCCTTGGTGACGGAGGTGCAGACGGCCTCGACCGTCAGGGCCTGGTCCGGCGTCTCGCCTCCGTTGTGGGTATGGCCCGTCAGCCAGTTGACGAGCCGGTCGTCGCAGAGAAAGCGCAGCCCGCCCCGGTCTCCGCCCAGGTTGATCAGGGGGCTGTCCACCTGGCAGCTCGTCGTCGCCGTCACGAGGGCCGTCCTGCAGGACACCTCCACATCGTTTTCGACGGTGGCGGAAAGCTTGTTCCCGCAGGTGATTTCGATCGTTTTGTCCCGCTTGAAATGGATCCTGTCGCCCTCGTCGGTATAGACGCAGACCTCGCCCGCCTCCACGGCGACCCGGTAGCGGCGGTCGTCCGAGGCGACGGCGACGTAGTGGTTCCCCTCGTTGATCATGATCAGTTCGGAGTCCGCCAGGGGGCGGGAGGAAAACCCGTAATGCTGGATATACTCCCGGTCCTCGATGGTTTCGTCCGGCCTGCCGGACGCGGAAAACCGCTTGATGTCCCCCTCGACGCATTCCGTCACGATGCCGCGGATCATGCCCATTACACCATCCCCACTTTCCCGATCTTCAGCCGCGTCGACGGCCCCAGGTTCTTGTCCAGGTCGAAGGTCCGCCCGTAAATCAGGTAGACGCCGTCGAGCCCCTGAACCTCGTCCGTCACGCGGACCAGCTCGTTGATCGTCCAGTTCCTCCCGGCCTGGCTGTGCCGGGCCACCGTGACGCAGTACTGCCAGCCCTCCTGGCGGCCCTTCTCCATCATCAGCCGGGCCAGGAGCGCCGGGGAGAGGTCGTCGTTGTTGTTCGTCTGGACGAAGGGCTTGTAGAAGGGGAACTCCTCGTCGGTCCTGCTGTTTTTGGTCTTGATGCCTGCCGCCGCCAGGCCGTCCCGCCCCTGCTGCTGCCCCAGGACGGTGATCTGCGAATACCTCCGGGAGATGTCGTCGGACAGCTCGCTGTCCAGGACGTTGTTCCCCGCGCTTTCCCGGATCTTCAACTGGAGGACGAAGGCCGGTTCCCCCTTCGCCTTCGGCCTCCCGAATACGAGGGTCCCGTCCGGCAGGGAGTAGAAAATCAGGCCGCGGGTGACGGCCGCCGACTTCAGAACCTCGAAAATGGTCATCCCCGGTTCGATCTGCATTATCTTCTGGGGCGCATCGAGCACGTCCGCCGTTACCTGGTTCTTCCCCGTCACGCCCTTCTGGTAGACGATATTCTTCCGGTTGATGTAGGGGACCGTGGGCAGGAGCATCTCCGCCAGGTCCTTGATGGGCTTGTCCTTGACGGAGACGAAGGCTTCGCAGCAGGAGTCCACCAGGAGCCCCATCAGGTCGCGGCCCTCCACGGAGAGCGTCCGGCCGTGTTTGGTCACCCGCCGGGTGACGCGGTCGATGATCCCGGTCAGCTCCTTGCGGTCGTTCACAAAGACCTCGCAGCGCATCCCGGCGCGAACGGACGTTTCCGGCGCGGACAGCTCCAGGCGGAAGGCGTCCGCCGGGGTGTAGAGGTCGGCGTCGATGCTGTAACTGATGAAGTGCTCGATGGCCGCGCCGCCGATGTGCAGGGAGATCTTATCGGACATAGACCAGGACCTCCCCGTCGGAAAAATTCGGGTTGCGGAGCTGCTGGTTGACCTTCAGGAGGCGCTCGGCGTCCGTATAGGGCAGCCCGTATTTCAGGCAGACCAGGTGCAGGGGCATGGCGTTGTCCAGCCTTACGGCCTGCATGCTTTCCCGCTCCAGGCGCACCGCGTTGACGTGGTCCAGCAGGGCCGCCGCCATGTCCTTGAGGCTCTGCATTTCCCGGGCGGCCTCCACGGCGTCGTCCAATCGCCTCCGGGCGACAGCCAGGGCCTTTTCCAGGTCGGGCAGCGTCATCACCTCGTAATCGTCCGCCTCCTCCGCCAGGGCGGTGAGCGTATCCGATGCGGTTGCGGCCCCCTGGGCGGCGGCCGCATCTTCCTGGAACACCTGGGCGACTTCCAGGGCCATGCGCTGGGCGCAGGCGATTTTCAGATGGCTTCCGGCAATTTCCACCCCCTGCCGGGCATCGGAGCCCGTGACGGAATCTCCCAGCTCCTCGAAGGCGTCCTCCAGGGAGTTCATCGCCAGGTCGAGGTTGTCCACGAACTGGGAGGGGAAGTTGCGCACCGTGTCGCAGAGGCGGGCGGTCTTCTCCAGGGCTCCCGACAGGGTCCCGACGACGCGGCCGGGGATGTTCGCGGCATAGGTCAGGGTCGCATGGAGGGAGTTGACCGGGGCGAGGACGGCGTTCACCGTGGCCTGCGCCGTGTTCACACAGCGCTCCACCGTCCCGACGACGGCCCGCGCTTTGGCGGTATAATCCTGCACCTGGGAATACATCGTCTTGGCCGCATCCAGGGTCCTGTCCAGGGCGGAGGCGTCCCCGGCGTCCAGGCAGTCCCGGAAATCCTCGGACAAGGCTCCGGCCTGCTCGTCCTGCCCGGCGGCGTAGGCCTCCTCCACCGTGGATAGGACCGACGAAGCGGAGCCGGGCTCGGCGGAGCCCCGCATCTGCTCCAGGAAATCAATGTCCACCTCGGCGCAGCGCTCGCGGTCGTCGTGGCGGACGCGGAGATAATCGATCTTCCCCTTGACGAGGCCGTACTTGGGATGCTCGAAATCCAGGAGGTTGGCGTGGTCCTCCATCATGCCGATCAGCACTAAATGATTGCTGTAATTGGACGTTTCGGCGTTGTCGTAGAAATAGGCCCTCACCCGGATCAGCCGGGTCCGCTGCCCCATGTCCTCCAGGTCCGACCCGTCCGCGTAGGGATAATCGTAACGGGCGATGGCGGACTCGAAGGAGTCGCCGATGTCCTCCATCTCCAGGGGAATGCCGCCGATGCTGCCCATAGAGCGCTCTTCCGCCATTTAGAACCCCCCTCTCCAGAGCTTGACGTCCAGGCTGGTGTTCATGTCGTTCGAGATGGCCGTCACCTGGCCGTTCTGGTCCACACGGACCGACAGGTTGATGTCGTTTTTCGGAGGCTCCTGCTTCTTCTGCATCATGTTTTTGATGAGCATGACCAGCGCCCCCGCGGCGAGCGTCCCGCCGGCGGCGATGCCCACCGGGGAGGTGAGCATGGGGAGCATCCGCAGGGCGATGGGCGCGAGCTTGGCCAGGCCCCCGAGGGCCGTTTTCGCCGCATTCCCCGCTCCCGCCGCTCCCACGGCTCCGGCGGCGGCGCTTCCCAGTCCGGAGCCGCCCGGCCAGTTGGTGACGAAGACGGGCGTGACGCCCGTGGCGGCCTGGACGGCCTTGCCTTCGGCGATCCCGACCCCGGTTCCGGCTTTCCCTTTCAGGAATCCGCCGACGGCCCTGCCGCCGAATTTCCCGGCCAGCAGGGCCGCCGCCCCGATGGCGAGGCCTCCGCCGATCATCTGACCGCCGGACAGTCCGGCGCCGCCTTCCTTCCTGCTATTGAGCCCCCAGCGGATGAGGTCGGCCAGGGATTTCTGGATCGGCGCGGAGAAATTGTCCGCTGCTTCGAGGAGGATCGCCTTCAGCCGCCCGGCCTGGTCCACGAGATTGCGCGTGGCTTCCGGCAGATCACGCGTGATCGATCCGCCGGCCTGGGATGTTTCCCGGGAAAACTGGCGGGCCGCGTCCAGAAGCCCCCCGGACAGGAGGGCCTTCTGCCCCTTGATCGTGTCCAGATCCGCCTTGCCGAAGGCGGCCTGGATGAATTCCGCCCGCTGGGCGTCCGTTGTCAGGACAGCATACTGCTTCCGGATGTCGTCCAGAACGGCGAAGGCGTCGCGGCGCGTCCCGTCGGCGTCGAAGAACTTCACGCCCGTGGCGTCCTGGGCCTCCTGCATGTACCGCATATTCGTGAAGACCCGCAGGGTGCTGTCCGCCAGGGTCGCCAGGCGCTCCGGCTGCCTCTCGATCTTGGAGAGGGCCTCGATGAAGCCCAGGGTGGAGCTGAAGCTCATCCCCGCCGAGGCGGCGTTGACGCCCACCCGGGCGAAGATGTCCGAGAGGTTTTCCAGCTCGGCGTTGCCCAGGCGTCCCGCGACGGTCATCTGGTCCAGGATCTCCAGGGCCATGCCGGGCCTGGAGAGGTCGAACTGGAAGGCCTGCGCGGCCACGGTCAGCCCGTTGGCCAGCGTCCGGGCGTCGGAGCCCGTGACGGCCATCGCCTTGTTGACCCCGTCCAGGGTCGCCTTGGCCTCCCGCATGTTCAGCCCGGACTGGACGAGGACGTTGAAGCCCTCCTTGAGGCTGTCCACGCTCTGCCCGGACTCTTTCCCGAGGCGGAACAGGTCTCCGCGCAGCGCGGCGACCTGCTGCTTCGAGGCTCCGGCGGTCTGGCCGATCTGCGTGAGGGACTTGTCGAACTGGGCGGATTTCCATACGGCGGCCACGGCTCCGACCGTCACGCCCATCGCGGCGAAGGCGTTCGCCACCATACCGGCGGCGGACTTCGCCCGGGCGGCGAAGGAGGACAGGCCGCGTTCGCCCTGCCTCATTCCGGAGGTGAATTTCCGGGAATCGGCGGCGATTTCGACCAGGACCTTCATGTTGGTGTCAGCCACGATTGTTTCCTCTTGACCTTGTACGTCACGGGGCGGCTTCCCGCCGGGTTAACCAGATCGCTCCATGTCTCCAGGAGGGTGTCCGCCTCGCCTGAGGGCATGGCCAGGATGGAGGGGTAATCGACGCCCAGCTTGAGCAGGGCGACGATCCGGGAATAATGCTCCTTATGCCTCTTCGAGAAACGATCGGCGGCGCTCCTCCAGCCGCGCCGACGCCGCCCGGAGGGCGTTGAAATCCGTCTGGGTCATCCCCAGCAGCAGCGCCGGGGCGATCTCTTCCCTTGGGATGCCCCCCAGGGACACGATCTGCCGGCTCAGGATGCACAGGCCGAAGAAGGCGGGGTTGCGTTCCGCCCGGTCAACCGTTTCCGCGCCCATTTCATAGACATCGATGGAATCGGCGACGAGCTGCTCCCGGATCTCGAAGTCCCGGTGACACTCGCCGTTTCGTTCCACGCCGATGGGCAGGGTTCCCTTTTCCGTCAACATGCTAGTTTTCCTTTCTGTCCTTGGCGGAGAACTCCACGGTCATGGTCGCCTCCTTCTCGCCGTCGTACTTGACGGCGCCGACCTTGGTGACGTAGACGCCCGTATAGGTCCGGCGGACTCCGTTCTGCAGGTCGATGGTGACCGTTCCTCCGGCGACGGCGTCGAAATCGAACGCCGGGCCGTCCTTGGGGACGACGTATTCAACCTTCAGCCCGTAGCGCTCCCGCGTTTTGATGTGGCCGGTCCCGTTCATGAGGTTCACGGGCTTGTACACCTCGTAGTCGTTCTCTTCGGCGGACTGGAAGTCCGCAATGGACTGGCCGTTGATTTCCAGCAGGATTTGGGAAACGTATAATTCCGACATCGCGTGTCACCTCCTTACAGCAACAGGTCGATTCGACCGGCAAAGACATGGAGGCCGTTGACGACATCCACGGGGATTTTCGCATCGAGGCGGTTCACGTCCTGGCTGTCCCGCTCCACGAGCAGCCCGTCCTTGTTGGCCTCCACCTCCTCGACGTACTCCAGCTCCTCCAGGGCGAAGAGGACGTCAAGCAGTTCGCTGCGCACCCTGTCCGGGGTTTTCGAGGAGAGCTTTTCGCGGGGGAAGCGCAGCGCGATGCGCTGGCGGCAGGCCTCGCGGACGTAATCGAGCGTCCGGATCGTCGTCAGATCGAGGAGCGCCGGGTCGTCGATCCCGGCGGAATCGGTCACGTAAGTCGTTACCGCCCGGACGATCCGCACCGTTTCCCCCGCGCCGACCTCGATGGGGGTGACGCCGTTCCAGAGGCAGCTTTCCTGCTCCGTCCGGGAGAGGCGGTCCGGTACCGGGGGCGCGTGGATTCCCTTGAGTTCCAGGGTGTTCAGGGGCCGCGCCGGGTCCTCTTCCGAGGCGATGGCCGCCGCATAGGCCGCCGCCAGCTCGTAGGAGGGGCTCTTGGTGCCCCGGAGATAGGCGCAGGTGAGCCGCCCGGAATTCAGGGTCGTGCCGCACAGGGTCGTGCAGGTCGCCAGCACCCCGTCATAGGCGAAGACGCCCACGCCGGGCCGCTGCTCCATCGGGCCGGACACGCTGTCGCAATGGTCCGCCAACTCGGCGAGGTCCGTCTCGTTGTTGTAGGCCGTCACGATGAGGTCGAAGTCCTCGGCGAAGATCGCGTCCAGGGCGTCCTGGACGTCGGCGTCAACGGAGCCGGGGGTGATTTCCGCCAGGGCGGGCGTTGTCCCCGTGGCGGTGCAGGAAACGGCGAAGTCCACCTCGTTGGCCACCGTGCCGTCGTTTTTCGCCGTGAAGGTCAGGACGTGCTGGTTGGGGTCCGTACCCTGGGCGACGGTGAAGGGCAGGTCGGGGTAGTTGGCGTCCAGCTCCGCCTTGATCGCCGTGGCCACGGCGATGGCCGTGTCCGCCGAGGCGATCCCCACCTCGATGTCCACATTGCCCACCGAGAGCGTCAGGGAGCCGGAGGAGGTCGCCGCGTTGGTCAGGGTCAGGGTTTCCACCCTGGCGACGCCGGTGCCGGAATCGTCCAGGGAGCAGACGGTCAAATCCAGGTATGGGTTCGCCTTGATGGCCGCCCGGGCCATCAGGTGGGCGATGGAGCCCTCGCCGAAATACCCGGCGGCCTGGGCGTCGGAAAACACCTGGGTCGGGGTGCACTCGTCCACCGTTCCCGCCGCCATGCCCGGGGCGACGATGCAGACCCGCTGCCGGTTCGCCGGCAGGGTCCTCACGGCCAGGCGGGTGTTGTACTCCAGATATTTCCCCGGCTTCCGGATGGACGCGGGGATGCTGTCAAAGGATATGTTGGGTGATGCCATTAGTTGCTACCTCCCTTTTTCTTCTCCTCCCCGGCGATTTCCAGGGAGCCGTCGGCGATCAGCCTGCGGTAATAGGACGTATTGGGAACGTCCACCGGGGTCCTGTCGGTGATGTAATCCCGGGGGCTTCCTTCCTTCGGGCATTTCGCGCCCGGCCTGGCCATAACTTTCATGGATTGTCTCCTTCCGCTCTATCTTCTTGTTGTTGCCCTGTTACGGCTCAACCGGCCGATCCAGGCCGAGCCCATCTTCGTACAGCCGGTCGCGGGCTCCGTTCACCCCGGCGGTGAAGGGAAGCTGCCGCTCCAGCAGATCCGACGCATCGGCCACATCGTCGTCCGACGGATCCTGCAGGTAGTAGTTGAGGCCGACGCGGAGCAGATCGGCGGCGACCTCGTCGTCGAGCTTTTTGAGGATGTAGCTGGTTTCGAACTCCAGGGAGAAGACGATCAGGCCCCGCTGGCTGAATTCCTCCGTGGTCGCGTTCCGGAATCCCGCCGGCACGACCGGCGATATGTCCAGGCCGAGCGTCTGCAGCAGGATCGCCTGGAGGATCCCCTCCAGGATCGGGAAGACCCCCCGGCGGCGCTGGTCCTCGCCTCCCAGGTGGCTGAAGACGACGAAGCAGTATCCCGTCACCGTCTGCTTGTAGGCCTCCGACGTCACCCTGGACAGCTTCCCGGACTCCACGGCGACGTAAACCGCGGGCTTCGGGATGCCTTCCAGCCCCCGCTGGACGGCGACATAACCCGCCGCGTCTGCGAGACGGTCCTCGATCCGGGCGGCGACGGCGTCTTCGATCTCGCTGAGCATCAGTAATTCTCCAGGGTTGTCCGGGTGAAGATCCGGTCGCCGGGCGTTTTGGAGCTCGCCGTCCCGCCGGAGCCCTCCGGCGCGGCGATCGACCCGGTCCCCAGGGAAAGGCCGCCGGTGCGGATCTGATCAAGGAGCTTTAAAGCGTTCTTGTATCGCTCTTTAACCCCCTCCATCGGCTCGATGTTCGCGCGGCGCGCATAGAGCCTCCAGACGGCGATATCCGCCGCCAGGGTGTTGAGCAGGCCCGGAACGGGGTCGAAGGGCAGCGTGTAGCGCTCCCGCAGATAGCCGTCGATGAGCTCCCCGGCGTCGGAAATGGCGCGGGCGACGTTGTCGGCGTCCACCGCCTCCGGCGGGACGGAGTCGTCGGTGAGCTGGATCAGGTCCTGATCCGGGATGATCTTCTCCAGGTCGGACTGGGTGCAGTAGGTCATGGGTTCCTCCTTCCGAAGGCTCCGGCCCGACCGGGAGCCCATCCCTCGGGGATTTCCTCGTCGATCAGGATTTTCCTGCTGTCGGCTCCGTTGGTGATCCACCGTCGGCGGCCCTTCTGTTCCCCGCGGCTGCGCGTCGCGGCCGGCGGCTCCCGGCGCTCGGGTTCCGGCGGATCGGGAACGATCCGGACGGGCGCGGCGGAAATCATCCGTTCCGGCAGGACCTCGTCCCGGTAGGCCGCCACATAGTGGCCCACCGCCTCGCGCCGCTCATACAACACAGCGAAGAGGGTCCGCAGCTCGTGGCGCAGCCACACGACGGAATCCTTTAGTTGCCCGAACTCCATGCGCAGGCGATGGAGTTCGTCCCGGATTTCCTCATCACGGATGTCAGCCGCTTTCTCATCCAGCAGCGCAGAGATCTCCTGTTTTTTAATCCGATTCCTCTCGGCCGGGGATGCGGCCATAAACTCCTTGACTTCCGCAATCGTGCTCATCAGTATCCCACCTCCACCGTCTGTAGATTGTCCTTCTGCATTGTGCCCTTGTTCCCGATCCTCAACGGCGTGCTGGCCGTATCGTCCACCTCCTGGGTGGCGGTCGCCATGTTGCTCATGTGGCTTTCCCCCGCGCCGTTGTACGCGGATACCCGCCAGTAATACGTTCCCGCCGGATTGCGGACCGTCACGCTGTTTGCCTGGCGGGGCAGTATCCGCTTGCGGGAAAACGATGCCGTGTGCTTATAGGTGATGTCAAGCACCTTACCGGCATCCGCAAGGTTGAATGTATAGCGCCCTTGTTGAACGGCATACTGCCCCGTGGCGGGAGTTCCCGCAACCCGGGTAAAATACACGCTGTTGGTCGTGTCGTAGACGCTGATGTCCGACAGCCAGCTCGACGCATGGGGCACCCGGTAATCCGTCGTGGACGGCAGGACGACCGTTTCGGCATGCTCTTCGGTTGCCCGGGCGCATCCGTAGAGGATGTTCACCCCGGCGGGATAATCACCGCCGTAAAAGGTATAGGTCCCGGCGCCGTCGTGGCGGTATTCTCCGACGTGCAGAACTCCGGCGGTTATGCGCCGGAGGGCCGATCCCGTCGCGGTATCCCGGACTCCGATATCCCGGCGCCAGAGGGGTTGATTCGCCACCGTCACGACTGCCGTGGAAGGTACTATCAGCCGCTCCGCCTGAATGGTCTGGGGACGGCAGGAATACGAGATCTCCACCTCCTGCCCGGCGTCGGCGGCGGCAAATTGATAATAGCCGCCGATGTTGTAGTATTCCCCTGCCGAGGGGGTAACTTCCGGGGAGATGATTTTCGTGAAATCGGATCCCCCGGCATAACGGATCCCTCCATCAACCCAATCGGCATTAGGAGCGGAGGCGCATACAGCCGGCCGGTACGTTTCAATGAGGGGGACGGCTTTTCTGTCCGTCGCTTCCGTCCCGGCCGACGTGCCCTGGTACACAATAAACCCCTGAACGGTGGGGTCGGTGTTTTCCCAGCTCAGCGTCATCTCGGCCCGGACGGGAAGATAGAACAGCATGGAGAGTATAACGATAACGAGTTGACGTATCATCAGTACCCGACATTAACCGTCTGTAGATTGTCCTTCTGCATTGTGCCCCTATTCCCGATCCGAAGCGGCGTACTGGCCGTATCGTCCGCTTCCTGGGTGTAGGACACCATATTGCTAGGATCGCTTTCCTGGGTGGCATTACCGACCGCGGTAGCCCGGACGTAATACGTCCCCGCCGGATTCCGGAGCTTGCAGGTCGTTACCCCGCCGGGCACCTTCAGCCGGCGGGTAAAAGATGACCACGGGAGATAGTTGTAACTGATCACCGCAACCTTCCCGGCATCCGCCGCGCTGAACGTGTATTTCCCACTACCATTATCAACGGCATACTGTCCCGTAGCGGGATTATTGGCGACCTTCGAGCAGGAGACTGCCGTACTCGTGGCATAGATGTGATAGCTCGACACCGCGAAGCTAGATAAGAAGGGGAATATATTTGCCGACAGGGAGAGCTGCGTCGCGCTGTCCACGTTGGTCACGGTCGCGGTGGAACCGGTTTCCCTGTTGACGACGGTATCGCCGTTCTGCACAGGGGTCCCGCCCGTGAAGTCTGCGGTACTGTCAATCAGCTTTGAGGACGTCGTGGCTGTGTTCACTCCATACAGCCGGACGGCATCATAGGCGGTCACGCTGGTGTCCGATGTCCAAACACTTTTCCCCGACACACTTATTTCCGTCGTGGGGGGGATGGTAACACGGTCCGTTTTTGTTCGTGCCGGCTGTGCGCGAACATAGAAGAGGTCCACGGAGGTGCCTACTTCAGCGTCGGCAAATGTGGCAATGCCCGTGTTGGTGTCGATGGCA